ATGAAAGCGCCCATTATTTATAGCAACAGACCGCTACGCAGCGGCATTGAATTTTTACTGACGTTGCTGGTCTGGTTTTTATTTTTGGCCTTGATTTATTCCGGCGTCGTTAATTTCATTAATACGCATCCTCTGGGTGAGGACGCAATTTACAGGATTAAAATTTACTTTTACTTCTCAATCCTTAATGTGTTTTGCCTGGCCCTGTGGATGATGTACAACCGCGTGAGGTTTCGTAAAAACCGCAGAAAGGCCAGCCAAATGATTCAGCCTCAAGAGCTTACCGGAAGCTTAGGCATAGACATGGAGACCTGGGAAATACTTCAGAGACATAAAGAACTGGTGGTATCGCACAATGAGGAAGGCATCATTCAAAAGGCAACGCCGTTGAAGGGAATTCACTCGAGTTAATGTAGACGCTTGAATGTTGTGGTAAGAAAATTGTAGTAGTACGGCTTGTTTCTTAATTGCAGTGACGTGCACAGAGCGAGTCGGAATAATAAACCGGTAGCGGGGGGCTACCGGTTTATTTTTTTTGGCATCCGGATTGAACTGTCGATGGAGTCTGTTAAGCGACACGATACTGGCTTTGGCTTTGCGTACCCGCGCCGCGCGCTCAGGAACAGGCGTAACCGTGCTGGCGGTGAACTGGAGTGATAATGTCCGTAACCCGCAGCCATCAAGACAGGAATACTGCTCATAAGACAAGACAGGCGGGAGCTACAAGGTAACGCATGCAGTTAGCATACCCTTGCACTAAGCCACAAATAAACTGACTTTCCCTGCCAAAATTTTGCCACACACAACGCACAAAAATGCACATTCGTGTTTAAAAAAGCAAAACACTGTAACAGTAACCAGATGATTTTATTACAAAAGGTGGTGCCGATAATAGGAGTCGAACCTACGACCTTCGCATTACGAATTAGTAGCACCATCATTAACTAACTGTTTTTAAAGGCCACAACCGCATTCACACTACTATTGTTGATGGCACAAGATGAAAGACAATGAATAATGATTTTACGTGCGTGACACAAAGATGGCACACGCACATATCGATCACATCACCGGCGCTTCATCATCTCTCGTCCGGTTAACCAGCCACGTCACCACACCTATCACCTCGACGTCATCCAGTGCGTCACCCTCGATAGCTTCTCCGTCCTCAGTGATCAACGCCGTACCAGCCGGCCTGGCGAAATAGTTGCGACCCAACCAACTAATCAGGACGTAATCTCCTTTTGCGGGAATGCCGCCCTTCTCCACTACCGCATAGCCAGATGACGTCTCAATAACGAGACTGTTAGCGTTAATGCCGCAAATCGATTCCGGCGTTAAGCGTGACTCAACATAGTCTGTTGCCGGGGACGGGAACCCGCTCATAATGACCTCCTTACCGATACTGTATGCGTATACAGTAGTTTTAAGCGAAAAGGAGATCAATACGAAGCGGCCTATTAATAATTACTTCTGAGGTTGTTCAGGCCAGTCGATGTCTGGCGCTGTTGATGTGTCCACGGCTGCCAGTGCGTCGATGTAGTCCATCCACGCATTCAATTGCGCCATTTCGCTGGTTGTTAACTTCCTGCCCATCAACAGTTTCGTTTGCCAGACAACAATCTGGCTGGTTGCGTAGTCAATCCGTGACTGGCGGTCAGATTCTGCGGCTGCAATCAGTTCCTCTTGAGTTGGCATCGCTTCCGGTGGTGGCGTGAAATCCTTGCCATCATACAGCCAGCCAATACCAACAGATCCGTCAGTTTCAAAGACCTCTCCGTCTTCCGGAGTCCATTCCGATAATCCATCCCAGACAATAGTGTTGGCAACTACGCCAGAAACAACAATTGCGTAAACTTTCTGCATCATGCGTACTCCAGAATCAGAATTGCCCCGGCAGAACCATTACTGCCATCAACAGACTGGTTTCCTCCTGTTGTCTGCCCACCGTTGCCCCCCGCACCATATCCGGGTTGTCCGGAAAGCGCTGATTGCCCACCAAATCCATTACCTACTGATGCGCCAGCAGCTGATGAAGACACAACTGAAGGCATTCCTGATCCACCGGAGCCTAATACCGTCCCCGTTGTACCGGTGCCACCTTTCCCCCCCACAGCCGAGACAGCAACAGCTGAAGGCGCCAGGGCATTACCACCCGGAAATCCTCCAGTAGCGCTCAGATACGATCCAAAACTGGTTACTCCGCCTGCCAGTGGTGAGGTTTGTGTGGCAGCAATACCGCGAGTGCCGCCTGAACCAATGGTACATGAGACGGTTGAGACGCCTGTCAAATCTATTAATGACCTGGAGTGCCCTCCGGCCCCGCCACCGCCACCGCCAGCATTATAATTACTGGATGATATCGAATACCCACCTCCTGCCCCGCCACCCACAGCTAAGACGTCTGCTTTATTTGTACCGGGTGTTTTTGTATAGGTTCCTGTCGATGTAATAATTTTCACACCCAACAGCCGACCAGGTGCGTCCAGGTTAGCCGTTGGGATAACGTCAGCGCTGGTGAAAATCTGCCGGACGGTAAATGTGCGCGATCCTTTAGCGTTGGCAATACGAACTTTGTAGATGCGATAGTTTGCGTCATTTGCCTGGTTTGCTATCAGCGTCAACTCAATAACGGTTCCCGATGATGTAATGCCATCAACAGCAATAAAAACCTGAGTACCAGCCGGGTAATTCACTCCTGAAGGTGCGTTTGTCCAGGTTGACGAGCTGACCAGGTATCTGGCTCCTGTTGTAAAATCGACCTGCTGCCAGTCGAATGCACTCAAAAGAGCATTATTGGACAAACCAAACCCCAGCGCATCAAACCCAAGATTGGCCCGCGCCGTCGCTGGATTTCCCAGATCAGCCAGATTGCTTTGCTTCTGGAGTAGTGCATCAAATGATCCGGCTGTCATCATGTTTGCTGCCAGGTCGTTAGCTGACCACGCTCTGGCGGTGGTTCCCTCCTGCCCACGTTGGATAGTCATCACATCGCCAGATCGTGCCGTGACGTGGACAATTTCAGTAAGGGACCCCGTTGCAGCATCAACGAGTGTAAGCTTGAAGTAACCCGTTCCGGAGACAGGCGAGGGGAATAACGCTCCCGTCCCGGTATTCACTGTGATTGATGTGGCTGATGAACTGATTCCTGCCGCCAGCACAGTTTGAGCATTATTAGCGGCTAACAGAGTGAGTGCCATTTATCCTCCGGGATTTTGGGCAATAAAAAACCCCGCCGAAGCGAGGTTTGTAAGTGTCACGATTTCCGTGATTGTTAAGCAACTTCAGCGCCGTGAATCAGGTGTCGAAGTGCCTTGATACCTTCTGCGTTATAACGAAACGCTTCTACTTGCTTACTACTATGGGCGGACTTATCCATGACAAAAATCCCATACTGGTCGGTCTTAAGTTGGTTAGCATTGGCAAGGCGCCCTACTTTCTGAGCCGTTACCCCCAGCATTTCCGCCACTTCAGTAGCAGAATGGTAATGCTCTTCAACCTTAGGAAGCGGTAGAAGCTCGATACCTGCGGCATCATTGACAGCGCGGGCCATTGCCGTTTGTTTGGCAATGTCGCTCAGTTTAGGCATGTGTGACAAAGCAATATTGATTGCCTCCACTTCCATTTTAATGGCGCGGGCGCGGCGATACTCTGGAAGGTATGAAGAGCTTTTCTGAGGCAGGGCTTCACCCGCTTCAAGTTGACGCCATCGCTTTGCCACCTTGTGACGAAGCGGGATGCTGTAACCCATCATCAGGGTCATGGTCAGGTCCTGGTCCAGCCAGTACTCCTGATAAGTTCGACCGCGCCTGTCTTTGTAATCTCCCGAAAAATCGGGAGATTGAAGATTGAGCGATTCGAACATCTTACGGCAGTCAGCCATTACGTGATCGTGTCGCTTCCCGGTCAAAGTTGCGATTTCACGGCTTGACATTTTGGTGACAACAGCACTGCGATTTGCTACAGTTAATTTAGTCATATACGTTCCTACACGTTGTTAGACACAGTAAGCCGCCAGCAGCAACTGGCGGTTTTTCTTTGCGCTGTCCTGTGCGCCCATCAGTGAATCCATTCTTCAACACGGAGCCTTTCCAGCATTTGCTGAGAGCGCTTCACGACAAAATTGTTTTTATCCAAATTTTCTGCTTCTCTGAGCAAGATCTTTCTTGTGTCATTGGTCATATAACTAATGTCATATGCTATATCGTATAACGCCCCTGATAGCTCTGAACCTAGGTGCTTCATTGCCGGATGCAGTTTTTTACTTACCAACTGACTCTTCTCCATCCACAACTGCAAATAGCAAAGACTTACGAGTTCTTCGTCAGTAAACTGCTTCGCAATCGGCGAATGGGTAACTTCGCGATCAAGAATATCCAGCACCCAGCGGCGGAATTCTTTAGCAACATCAGTACGGGCAAACATCGCGATAAGGTGAGCACCGCGCAGTGAAAAAACGCGAACCTTTTTGCGGTAATTTCCTGAGGTCACTGATTCAATGACCTGAGTCATTCCGCTGGTAAACTCGTCTGCATTCTGATTAAAGAGGTTGGTTACTGACTTGGCGCTTTTGTACTGAAGTGCGTTTGCGATTTCCGCAGAAGTGAGCCAAATACCACTCATTCCGGATACCGGGACGATCGCTTTGCCTTGGAAGTTCAAGTCTGATTTTGCTACAATATTCATGTCGATATTTCCTACGCTGGATTTGTTCGATAAGAGGCCCAGAGTGTTCGCGCACTTCTGGGCTTCGCTGTTTTTAACGTCCATTTGCAACCTCTTCACGAACGCCTTTAGCCAGCAAGCGGACGATTGCAGAGTTAATAGAAATACAATCCATTTCTGCCAGACGGCGGACTTCATCATTTAAACGGGAAGGCAAACGTAGGTTGAGCTTGATATTCTTACGCTCGGTATAAACAGCATCGGTCATACTAATCTCCTTTGGGGCCAAGTTAACACCTGATATTAATTTAACACCATTGCTGACTATGTCAAGTTGGCCCCATAATAAAACAATAGATTTTTTTGAGGTCACCATGAGTAAGTACCCTAGCCAGATGCAAGACAAGTTTAATCTTCGCTTTCCTGAGGGGATGCGTGACGCTATAGCTGAGCGGGCGAAGAAAAATGGAAGATCAATGAACTCAGAGATAGTTCAGATTCTGGAAGATGCCCTTTTTACCCATCCGGTCAAGGTCACGAGCGAGTTTAACATTGATCTACACTCTGAAATTCCCGGAGATGATGACAAGATAACTATGCCCAAAAAACAGTTTCTGGAGATGGTTGATAAGTCCGTTCAGCAAGCGATTGAAGCAGCAGCAGAAGATATGGCAATAAAGATGGCAGAGGCCGCACTGGATTCGTTATCAGAGCGTTTTGATTTTGTGCCAAAAGACAAAAAACCCACCTGATGGTGGGTTGATGGTTAATTGTCGACAGTTACAGCAATGTGTCCGCCATTATCTTTAATTTCATATTTGTAACGAAACTTATTACAAGCAAGAGAGAAACCATTAGACAAAAGCAATGGACCAAATGCGCTTACAGAATCACATTTATAAGAACTTTGCCTTACTAATCCAACAAGAGTGTCAACAAATTTTAAAGCATCTGGAGTTTCTTTATACAGAGCTGCATTATGCTCAATAGGGGCAGCGCGTTCTTTTGAATCATAGAGAGCAAAATCCCTGGGATTGTGTTGCGTAGGTTTATTCGGCAACTCTTTTACCGTGGTATCTGATGATTGTTTTTTATTTTCATTGTACCCAGCGCTGTTTTTTATATTATCATTAACTCCGTTTGTTTCTGGAATGCCAACATTTGCAATGGCTTCATAAATCGCAAATGCAGTATCATACCATGCATTAACACACGCAAAATCACTACATCTCTCTCTTGAATTCCATAGTGTTTTGGTTATCTCTGCAAAGGCCTTTCTGTCCTGAACATATGACTTGGCTTTAAAATGTAAATACTTTAAATCGTCGTCATCCTTTGAAAGCTTGGGATCTGAACAGATTGTTTTTTCAGCAAAACTTTTTGCCTTGCTGCAATCAAACGAGGCTGCGAATAAACTACCAGAAGATATTAATAACATAACAAGAATTAAAAACTTTACACTTTTCATTCTTTCCATGACCATGCTGTGAGTGATGCATAATTGTACACTACTCATCCAACAATAGTCACCGTTACTGGCTGATAAAACGGCATATGCAACAGACCACTGTCGAAAGCCTGCTTGAACAGCGAAGCATATTCATATTCGTTGCTTTTGATGAGTATGCTCGACCTGTTGTTGTACACCCCACTGTTAAATGGCTGAGTATTGTAAAGTGATGACGAGGTTAGCTTTCTGAACCCTTTAATAATGGAAATGCTGGCTCCTCCACCCGCGAAAAGAACTGAAATACTCCAGTGCTGATCGTTTGTAACATCAACGCCATCAACACCCGTCAGAAAGCGGATAATGCGCCGTTTCAGCCAGGGGATCGTGAAGTTGAAGCCATCTCCCTTATAGAAATTCCACGTCATAATCCGCTTAAACAGGTCATCAGAAACCACGACCTGTTCAGACTGATTAATCACAGTTCGGGAGTTGAATGGCGCACGGTTGAACATGACTGTATTAAACGGGCCAATGACAGTCTGGCGACCACTCGACAGGACAGGAGGCTTAACACCGTAAATCCCCCTGGCTATCCATCTGAGCTGGTCTCCTGCGTTGTATCCGCCAACGAATATTGGCAAGTTCGCATTCTTCATCCAGTCATAGACGTTTTTTGCCATCGCATTATACGCAGTCACGAAAGCACGGATATTGTCATCATCATTGTACTGCGTGTACAGGTACGAACGGATAATATCCTCAAGCATTTTATGCTCCGTCAACGGTTACGCCATCAGACGCGATATAAAAATAACTGAATGGATCGCCACTGATGATATTCGTGTTTGCGTCCACGGGAGTAATTGCGCCGTTAACCGTCACGATAACATTCAGTTTCGTAATTAAGCTCATATCAAGAACTGAATTAACAGACTGAAGGAATGTATCTTTCAGGTTGTTAACGTTCAATGGTTTTCCGGCGTAAATCCCGTTTATGTACTGAATGACAGGACCGGAAACAAGCGTGGATACTGTTGCGTCAGTGAGGTAGTTTGCTCCTTCTGTTCCCCACTCAAACCGAACGGTCACCTGTTGCTGTAAAGGGATAACGAACGGGATAAGGTAATTATCCGGCCAGTCGTTTATGGTAACCACATTATTTCTTACGTTTGGTGTTACCTCCCCACCTCCAGTCCATGGGCCAGCTGCCGTAGTGTTTATCCCAATTGAAAACGTATGTGGCGTAAGCACTGTCACGGTCAGTGGAACATCATTAACACCGGCCATCCCATTAACACCTTTGATGTTGATCACCTGACCGCTGGTTAGCCCATGCGTGATCCCTGTAGTAACCACACCGGGGTTAGCATTAGTAATGCCAGTAACGTCAACTGTGGTGCCCTTCAGCCTGCTGATGTCACCGGCGGATTTAAAAATAGCTCCGGCCATTTCATAAATGTCGCCACCGCCGCACATGATGATCCAACTGTTGCCATCCTGCACCACTGACACCAGTCGCGCCTGAACACCGCTAACATCCGTGAGTTTCTGGCGTATAAAGCCAGGATAGCCCTGAACGGTGGACATTTGCGCTTCCCAGACCCGATCGCGAAACTGGTAGTTAGACTCAGGCTCAAGGCCGGGGACGCCCGCTACCGGGTTGGTGCATGACAGGGTTATATCGTCAGGGACGCTGGTGATTATCTGGTTAACACTTCCGACCGGGACAGCCCACGATCCGGTGATGGTGGCCGTACATGTCGCCTGTGCTGAGACGCCGGATGCCGGAATTATGGTTGCGTCATTCAGCGTATAGTTATACGTGCCATCGGATACCATAAAACCCTGCGGAACCGGAAAGCCAGGCGGACCAGAGAACTGCACGGGAACAGTCGTAGAACCCTGCGTCTTCTGCGGCGCTATGCCAGATTGCTGGGCCAACAGATTCAGCATGTACATGTTCGCCTTGAGCGGACCGACAGAGTTAATCAGGTCAACTCTTGCCTGATCGCAGATCAGCAGCGCGCCAACGTCTGTACTCACGATATCTTCAATCAGTGAGCCAGGTAACTCGGTGGTGATGCCTGGCGACAACTGTAACGCGAGTGACACAAGTTGCTCACGCAGGCTTTCGGGAGTTTGCGGTACTGGGCCAGCAGCTGTATAGCTAACCGATAAATCACTCATACATTCACCGTCGCAATAATTTTCGAACCGGCGTTAGTTATCGCCGATATGTTGTAAACAGGCGGATCATCACTGACTAACGCGATTTGCAGCGATGAGAAATAGGAGCTGAACTGCTGTTGCAGGCGGTTAACGTAATACGTCGGCAAAACCTGTTGTATTACCGATCCGTTCGCCGGGATGCCATTATTTGCAAAGAATGGCGATTCCTGCGGCGCCAGTTTCAGGTTTTGTACCAGAGTTGTCAGATGAACTGCGTCGTTGAACCCATTTTCATCCGTTTCGACAAGTGTCCACTTACCGTCTGAATTTCTTCCGTAGGTTCTCATTCGGTGATATTCCCGTTAAATGGTGTTGTTGTTGGCCCTGTGTTGCTTCCGCCGTTCCCGTTGGTATGAGCATGACTGTTGCACCATGCGACGAGAGAAGCCCATCCAGCATGCATGATTGCCGGGCTGGTACTGGCTGTTCCGTCCTCCAGTTTCCCGGACTGCCCCGTAAGGCTCCACATGCCATTTGTCAGGGTGAAAATGGTCGATCCGACGGTAATTTTAAACTGGCCAGGCGTGGCGATGGTTACGCTGTCAGGGGTGAGAAGAAATGTTGTGTTGCTGCCCGCATCACGGATAGTGACCCCTTCAGGCCCGTAAATGGTCACCACCTGACCGTCCACTGGCTCCCACTCAGTATTACTGATTGGGAGGAATACCAGCGCACTAAGGTTATCCGGCGGCGTCAGGTCAGCAATGCCGCCACCCTGCCCGCTAACCCCACCAAGGTAGGCATCTGCGGGGATTACGATACCTTTATCGCCAGGCTGCATGGGATAGCGGATATACTGCGGGCCAAATAACGGAACGGTGACCTGCGGGAGAACGAACGGGGTGTCACGCAATTCGAAGGCGACGGTGATCATCTGCCCTTCCTGCCTTACCACGCTGGCCGGTAATACTTTCCCGGCTTTTTGTAGCGCATCTTCCACTTTTTTTTCGGCAAATCTGTTCAGGCTTCTGCCGAAATTCAGCTTTTGTTCAATGGTCATTGTTGGCCTACCTGTACCGCCGGACTGGCTTCAATAATCGCCACCCAGGCTTCAGCTGTAGGCTGTCGGCTGTTACCAAGAAGGCGTACAGCGTTTACCATGAATTCGCCTGAAAATGCCGAGTCGTCACGATATTGAGAGTAAGAAGATGCCTGTATCATTGGCCGCGCCTTTTGCGGCATTTTGATGTGATCGCCGGTCTGGATATCGCCACGCATTACGCAAACCAGACTGACCACACCGAACCGAACCCATGTTGGCTGACCAATGAGATCGTTAAATTCAATCTGTACCGGAGACTTACTTCTCGCTGTTGCGCTGTTATCTGATGACTGATCGGGATGGTTGGCGTAATCATTATCCCACACCCTGAGTTCATTCCCGTTAACTATGGCAATTTCGACGCCTGAATAACCGACATCTTTTATTCGCGATAATGAAAAATCTTTTAAGTTTTTCGCCAGTGCTGAAATATCATCACAAAACAGACCTTTGTAATAATTCAAAACCAGACGATCACTGATGCTTATATTGAATTTATACCCTTTAATGTTCATAAAGCACTGAGTAAGTGCCACAGAAAGCTTTTGCCCCGTCTTCCAGTCAAACGTCAACGGTAATGGTATCAACTGACCTTGAGGCGTCTGAGTAACAGGACCCGCCACAACAATAAAATCAAGCCTTAATTCTGTACCCTGCCAGTTGCCAAATACCTGGTTGATGGTTCCCTGCATGACAAGTTTTGGTGTTGAGACCTTGCCAGCAAGTGGAAGTCCCTTTCCCATACCCAGAAAGACCTTTATTTTCTTTCCGAATAACTCTTGCCTTGCCTGCTGCATTTCTTTGGGGCCGATCCCCCAGACTACAAGATGCGTCTCCCCTTGAGGCGTGGATTCACCGAACCTGAGAATATCGAACTCAATCATTAATGCGCCGGGGTTATACACACCGTTCTTATGACTTGAATACTGCTTAATTAATTTTTCTGGTTTGTCACCATCAGCCGGAGAGAAAATCTGGATATCGTAATAACGCATTAACTGGTTACCTCAATTTGTCCGTTTTTCTCCCTCCAGTACATTTCCGTGGAACTGAAGATACCGGATATAAGGTTAATTCCACCAGTAACAGGAGAACCGACTAATGCCGTATTAATAACGGTGTTGTCGGAACTGTCCGTTATTAACAGATACCATCGCTGGGCTGCTAAATTCCATTTCAGCTGACAGTTATAAACCGTTCCGTCAAGAACGGGCGTGAAGGCCATGCTCTGACGTTCGTTGCCAGTAAATGTGTAAAACTGAGATGTCATATCGCGACTCCCAGCTTACCAAGCAGGCCCGTGATCGCTTCTGACACTGATCCACCCAGAGACGTGTTACCCAGCGCATTTACTGTGCTTGTCCATGCAGATTCAGTAACCCTGTCCCCGCCGCCAATTTTACCCAGAAAGTTATTTACCGCCTGTTCAGCACCTGTTTCCGATATCAGTGGCTGTTCAAAATCCCACATCCACGTCCGTTGCGGTAACGCATCATTTCCGGCGGTGACGTCCTTCACGGTGCGCAATATGCATCGGTTATAGATAACTGACGGTGTGGCAACGATGAATGTTCCACCGAGACTGGCATGGGCCTGGAGAACTGACTGTAGTGCGCTGATCGTTACTAACTTAGTCATTGCTCCGGTATTCTCATTCACCGGCGCTTCCATAATCAGGGATACGCGCAAAGGTTGAGCCAGTAACGCATTGGCGGCCACAACCTGGTTAGCAAAAGGGTAGCGGGCAATGTCGTAATCAATAAGCGTTGAGCCCTGAACTGGTTTCCAGTGGCAAAAATATTTATCCAGATCGGTGAGGTTAATTGCGCCACCCAAAAGACCAGTTACAAAACTGGCGCTTTGGGTCAGGGCAACGATCGGAAGCATGCCACCTGGTATTGCCTGGGCAATGCCGTCACAAAGGATAACCGGGGATATTTCAAACCCCAGTTTGTACATCTCGCGAGTAAATCCCATTATTACCGTGCTCCGAGTTGAGCGCCCGTAACGACCGCATTACCGCCAGTGTTGTTGTAAACAATTACCCCGTTGCCACCAGAGTTACGGCTGTTATCAATGGACTGCTGGAGAAGTTGATTGGTGCGGGCTGTGTTGCGCGCAATTTCCGATGTTTCCGGACTGGGCATGTTGGCAGGATTCGGTTTAGTGCCGTAAATCGCCGCGTATTGCTCCTTAACGCGCCCCGGGTATTCATTATTTTCTTTGCTACCCCTGTTCTTTCCACCGTTGTACCAGCGCAACATCTCGTCGAAATCACCACCAGCCTGTCGCTTAGCCCAGGCCATGACTCTTGCGCCTGCCATGATGTTATCCCGGGCGTTGAAAGGGTCTTCTCCTGGCAGAAAATTATCCGGCATAACCTGCATCAAACCCTGAGCCCGTTTTCCAGAGCGGGTTACCGGACCTTCAATATTTTTATTAAATGACGACTCTGCACCCGCAACGGCTTTCAACCATTTAGCATCAAGACCTTCTTTTCTGGCGGCCTCTTCGAAATACTGGTCGTACTGAGTTGGTGCCACGCCTGATAACTTTTTGGCCCCCTTCAGCCACCCCCACACATTGGGGTCACTCTCGCTTCCCGGTACATAATCAGGTCCACCATTTGGGTCTTTAACGGTCTCGTTACTGAGGATGGAGGAAGAACCAGAAAAGAATTCTGTCGCCGTTATCTTCCCGGTTGCCAGGTCAATGATCCTTCCGATTGTTTGTCCCAGCTTTTTGAGCCCGGACATAAAATCTTCGACATCATTTTTAAACTCAGGCGAGGCAAGGTAGTTGCCAAATCGCTGAATTCCTCCGGCGAGCCCGTCAATCCATTTACCCAACTCCGGTGATCGCATCACGGTATCGATCGCACCCGACAGCGCATCGGACAATTTCGTCAGTCCAGGCGTCAGCGGGCCAAGGCCGCGGATGAAAGTGTTTTTAATGCTCTGGCTGCTGTAGTCGAGCTGAATATTGAAGTCCTGCCACTGCCGCGCCTGCTCGTCAGTTATCTGTAATAACTGCGCATCACGTTTGGCTCGCTTCTCCATTGCCTCAATTTCTGCATCGCTCATGTTCTTAAAGCGATTCAGGTCATCAATGCTGAAGAAACTGGTCAGGCCGTAGGCATTAGCGCCCTGCAACGTTCCGCCGGTCTGTTTGAAAATATCACGGGCTGCGCGGATCATTTCCGGCAGTAACTGGTCCGGAGAGCGATCGGCGTTGTTAATGCCCATCGCCTGAAACTTCCAGCGCTGTGATAAATCGGCCTGGGCGTCACGGATTGATCCCAGCGTAGCCGTCGGGTTAGCCACGGCCCGCTGGAAGTTAATTGCGGTCGAATCTAGGGCACCTATGGTGGTATTCAACCCCATAGATGTAAAACGTTGAGCGCTGGCTGTTGAAGCCAGTCGATTTAAGCCAAACAACCCACCAGCACCAAGGACACCAGTAAACAGCCCGACAATTCCGCCCCATGACAATAAATTAACCGTGGCGTCTTTGATGTGTCCCGCAAACTCTTTCGAGTCCTTTTTCAGCTTCCCAAAAATGCCGGCCGAACCGGATGTTTTCTTATTGAGGTCTTCCTGGCGCTTGTTCGCGTCCTCCAGGTTACCGTTAATGCGATCGAGATTATTCACCATCGCGTTAAGCGCATCGACACCATCCGAAAACGCTTTTGCCATGCCGCCGGCCTCTGCTGAAGCCTTCGAGGTTTCGCGGGCGCTGTCACTAATACCCTGCGCAGACGCCCGCCACGCTTCCGGGAGAGCATCAAGAGCAGCCTTGTATTCATTGAATTTTTCCATAAATGACAGAAACTTTTCGTCATTTACGTCGATATCAACAATGGATTTAGCTGCCATTGAAATAGCCCCTTTCCTTTAATGCGGAGAGAATAAAGCGCTGACGATACTGGGATGGGCTGGCAAATTCCTCGCCAGCAATCTCACGTATGACATGTCTGAAACCCTCGCCAGACGCCCAGTCTAGGAGGGTATAAACGACGTTTCCTGCGGGGCATTCTGGTTCGGGGTATCGGTATCCGTTTTCGACGTCGATAAAGAATCGCGCCACTCCGTAGCGCTCGATAAGGTTAACTGACCACCGAACATACCGATCACACTCCCCACCGTCGGCTTGATGAGCTCCGGTTTCTGAATGGCAGAGGAAACCATAAAAAAAACGATTTCACCCTCCACCTCTCGAAACTCATCTGCGGAGAGGATGCCCGCTTTCATCGCTGCACCCAGCGGGGTCGATTTCCACTGCCCGTTATCATTAAAAACCACAGTGGTTTGTCGCTGGATTTCATCAACAATATTCGGCCCGGTCTGTCCGGTAACAGCCTGTTCCTGTTTGATTTTCTTGCGAAGCATCATAGCGGCCACGCGGGCCGCTCCGAGACCGCCAACCTGCGCGATAAAGCTGGTAAACAGGCTACCGAGCATCAGGCAATGCTCTTCGACAACCTCATAAGGAAACGGCGACGTATGGACGTATACCAGCGTTCCGTCATCACGGCTGACTGTGCAAACCAGATTAAGTTTTTTATCGATTTTCACGGTTAAATCCACATGTTGTCGTTAGTGACGAGGTAGCCGCTGATGGTTACCACGTATCCGGCATCCATGCCGTTAAACGGCATTTCGTTGAAGTTAATCAGGTAGCAGTTAAGGAGCGTGAAGTTGCCAAACGTGGTGGCGTCCGGGGTTACAACCACTTCACCCAGCGCTGTATCGGTCGCAAAGCGCTGCTGGTAACTCGCTGCCAGCCCCTGAGTTCGCAGCATGTGAACGGTCAAAGTGACCTGCTGGTATGGAACCTGACTGCCGACTGTACCGGTCATGGTCGGAAGGATATCCGTGGCCGGTCCGTCCGGCCGCATGCTGATACCGTCTTTGCCGAGATACGACGCGGTGACGTTCAGGGCCGGAACATCAGTGACAGAAACCGCGCCACGAACGCGGTTGAGGAATCCCTGCGGTACTAATGGGTTTGCCATTTTATGCCCCTACAAAATTGGTGACGTTCAGGTTAAACGTGATGGATTCGAAACCACGACGAGGCGTGATAACAGCACTCAGGCCGTTGTATTTCCCATCCTGATAATCTGACGGGTTAAGGCTGGAGTAGTTTGCAAACGGGACCGCATTGATTACGGCGTTACCAGCGTAAGAGCCTTTTTCGTATTCAGTGTTGAAATCAGACTGAATGAGTTTTGCGCCGATAACGCGACCCAGAATAAGGCCGTAACTGATGCCGTTACGCAACGTCTTGAGCGCGCGGTTTTGCAGGCGATCGATACCGTTCTGGTCGTAATACAGCGGATTTATGGTGGTGTTCGAACCGTTAATAACTTCATTAGCCAGGTCCAGTTCAAGATTGATGGCTGCCCACGCAACCGCATACCAGTAGTTAAACGGGTTGCCATCAAGCATATGGCCCGCCACCAGCATTTTGTTGCTGAGTCCGCCTTCAGCCGAGGAACCAATGTAGTTGATGTTATTTTCCTGAAGCGTTTTCAGCAGGGTGCCGTTGTTCTCAACCGGATATTCCGTTGCGCCGAACATAAATCGGAATGCCATCGGCGGGACCATATTCGATGAGCCCGGATCGTTGGACAAAGCCGACTGAAACGCCTTGGCCATTGAAAACTCAGTAGCCGGCAGATCAGGAGCTTCCACACCCGCAAGCACTGATTTATTTTTGGTTGCCACCCAGGACTGGTAAGTGGCGATTGTGGTTGTGACAAAGAAGTAAACCAGCGAGCCAGGTGATGTGTACTGCCCGGTCAGAGTTTTGAAAGTCGCTTCAGAATCCCACTCACGCGGGACCAGATAAGAAAAGAATTTCTGGTACGTGTTCCCGAGTGAAATATCCTGCTCAATAAACGTCGCCAGCGCTGCCACCGCATCAACCTGCGACAAATTACCCAGTTCAAGCACGTATACGGCGCGATTAGTTCCCTGAGACCAGTATGAGTTGTTCATCTGGGTTAGCTCGATCGCCATCACTGTCTTAACCGTTCCCATCGTGGTTGAAACACCAGGACTGGAGGCGAGAGGGTAAGTAAATGCGGTCGCGGTGGTCGCGGTGGCGGTAAACGCGCCGTTATAACCCGCCGGCACAACACCAGAAATAACCACAGGGATTTGCTGCCCGGCGGTCCACCCGTGCGGTGCTGACAGAGTGACCGTTACCAGGTTGGTAGCCCATGCTATTGAGGCGATAGTTTTTGCAGGTGCCTGTATCGTTGCCAGGTCTGATTTAGAGGTCAGTAATTTAGACTCTCCTGCGTTCAGCGTTGTCCCGCCCACAGAGATCATCGCGCCGCTTTTCAGCAACTGTGATGGCTTCGGCGGATTGGTTACCGACACGTTAATATTAACAATTGCCATTTAATTATTTCTCCGGATAAATGGACGGGATTGCAGACAGGATCAGCCCACGGGATACATCACGCATCCGTTGCTGGTAATAATTGACTTTGAATTTGATGGTCTTGCGCATGGCAATGACGTTCAGCTCGTTTTGCGTAACGCGTTCATCCTGCACAACCGGGATGTTCATTACGCCCATTTCTGCATCGTCGCGTAGCGTGTACTGCTGGACGTAACGCAGAAAGTCTTCAACAGCTGCGTTACGCAGGCCGGTAACAGAAATCGTCACGTCCTCTGATACCAGCTGGTACTGGTTGTCACGTTCATCGACATAAAATGCCCCGGCAATCGGCGTAACGTTGCTGCACCGGATCGTCGCGAAGGGTGGCGAGAGGTTTTGTGTGGAAAGCATCGCCGGAAACATCGGCATGTACTGGTTCAGGCCCAGCCATACCGGCAGAGAACTGGACACGACAACATCACTCAGGTCGATATCGTCCGCAGAGTTGATGATCTGCGAGCGCATATGCGGATAAACCGCCTCACCGGTGTAGTGATAGAGCCTGGCAGGTTCGTTAAGGCCAGTCCGGCGGGAGAATGAAAACTGGATGCCGTAAAACTCGCCGATGTATAGCACGTCCGGCCCGATATCATTAAACGGGTCGATATCCGACTGCGCAGTAAGGGTGACGACGTTTCGGTCATAAAGTTGCTCGTCGTCCTGAATGCTCTCAGTTGTCAGGTGCAGGTAGCCTTTCACATCAACCGTGTCGGGTTCCTGGTCTGGTTCATCAGCGACAATCGACGCTTTTACCCAGAAGACAAATCCATCAAGCGGTAAAACCTTGCGGATGTACTTCGTGAAGGTGACAATCTGGTACTGGCTCAGGTCGTCCAGACCCTGCGTCAGCGTGGCGTTAAGTTCCGTTTTTGCCGTTTGTTGTAATTCACTCAGGGAAGGCATTTAACACCCCACTTACCCAGCTGCGCATGGCCGCCTGATAGGTTCCGGTATCGATGAATGAAGGTCGCGGATCACCTTTCTTGTTTTTAAAGCGCTTCGAAATGCCAAGCAACGCTCGACGCGTTGGAACGCCAGGCATGCCGTTCATCTCTTCGTTGTCCAGGAAGGCCACAAACAGGTCGTGAACCCGTGACATGGATTCCGCCAGCGGGTCCCTTGATAGCGGTGCGCCTGCCAGCATATTTTCGAGGTTTGCGGCGAGGTCTTTGCTCATCAGATCGGCAATTTCGTTCCCGTACCGGTCAAAGAACGTCTGCATAATCCGGTACTTTTCCTCAAGCCTTTCCGCCACATCCCCGGTTGTGGCTCCCTCTCCCTCGTAAGGGATGTCGATAACGCCAAGATGCAGGGTGATCATGACAGCCCCCACAGACTCCCGAACTGCTGAGCAATCATCAGGTAGCGACGCCCCCACGGGTCCTGAAGCATCTGAAGGTCTGCCAGCGAAAGGTCTTTGAAGAAGTCAGGGACAAGCCGCTGTGCGCTGGTTGAGTTATCCCCGGCACCCGTGATCACGCCAGTAGCGATATTGTTTAGTCCCATCGCTTTGCGAAACTCTGAGAAAGCGCTCTCTGTCCCGTAGTTGACAAGGAATGACGCAGCGAGGTTATAAACCGCAACTGCGTACAGGTGAGACATCACCAGTTCAATATCACGGTTTACCCACTCAACCGCGCCGCCGTAAGCCAGGGTGAATGACGGCGCGTTGTCGGGAACCTGATCAGGGGTAATGCCCATGTCAGCACGAACGAATTCGATAAATCCCGACAGGCTGGTTGTCATTTTTTGCCCCGTTTCTCGGTTACGATTTTTTCATTAACGGTTGGCGTGTCGTCAGTTTCATCACGACCTTTCGCCTGTTCGGCGCTGAATTCCATTTCACCTTCATAGCCGATCCCGCTTTCACGCAGGGACGTGTCCAGCGCGGCAACGGATGCCTGGCGGCGATTGTGCGCGTTGCGGGTAAGATGGTCGTCATTGTCGCGAATCGTCTTTTCGATGATGTTCGCGGAGACTGGCTTATCGATGCTGTAGCAAAGGCCAACAAACTGGCGGCTCTGGTCGATTTTGGAAGCATCAATCAGGCCATACACCTGATGATGTTTGATCACCGCTTCAATCTCGTCCGTGCTGCCGTCTAGAACAGCCATTTGCGAGCCGTGTTCAATAGGAATCTGACGCAGGCGACCGGTCTCAAGTACACGGAACGTGAAGATATGGCGTTGTTTGGTGGTATTGGCGATAAAGAGTTTCATCGGCTTCTCTCATAAAAAAGCCTCTGCGAGGTTACCCGTGCAGAGGCCAGTTTGCTGAACAAACGATGGTTAGTTGTACGCCATCGACAGAACGGTGATGGCTTCCGGACGAACCGCCCAGCCTGAGGTTGAGCGCATTTCAGACAGCACGTCAATCGCGCCACCAGCAATCGGCGTCGGGATTTCGCGCGGTGCAGCCATGTCGCAGAACATCAGCGCGTTCGCAGCTAGTGACGGCGTCAGTTTCGCGAATTCGTTGGTGTTCACCGTGGAGTTAACCATCGGAACTTCCACTTCCGGGATGGTGATGATCACCGCATCGGTACCACCAGCACCTGCGCCAATCAGCGTATCGTCGTATACCCAGTCAACCTGGATATTCGCGCCTTTCAGCACATCTTTCACGGTGCCGCCAACGGTGTCAGTACCGCCGCCAGGGCGCTGGTAAGAGGTCAGCTGAACAATCTGCTGAATCTCCATTGCGCCCAGAACGCGTTGCGGGCCGAGGATGACGACGCGTAACTGGCGACCCAGTTGCATGGTGCGGGTCAGCGCTGCCTGGACATGACCGAGCAGATAAACGGCCATCTGACCGTGATCGTAGGTCAGTACGGTCGTGTTGCCATCCGTGTCCGGCGGCAGGGTTTCGGTGGTCGCGCCTGCGGTATTCAGCAAGCCCTCTCCACCAGCCGGGTTCATACCAAATAACAGAGAGGAACGCAGTTGCTGGAAGATACCCTGACGCATACCAAGGCGCTGGGCTTCCGGCAGCGCGAAGTTCCAGTTACCGGCAGCGGCCAGATCGTGATGGTCGTAAATGCCACGGCAGCGGAACAGGTAGGTTGGAGTGGAAATCATGCGCGCTTCCATTGCCACGCTCGGCAACTGGTTAGCGTTGCCGGACTGGCTGGTCGCAACCTGAGTGCGGATGTCCAGGCGGCGCATGTAAACATACTGGTCGCCTACACCGAGGCGTACCTGCGGGTTACCGCTGGCGATGGTTTCAAACGCACCTGATGCCTGCTGGTAACCAATGATCATCTCCGGCGCGATATACGACGGATTGACGATAGTGTAGCTGGGGGTAATTGCAGCCATTTAATTCAGCTCCCGATTAGAGTAAGACCAGCGCGCAGCTGTCGGTGTTGTTCCAGGTCAGGAAGCCAGTGGTGCTGTTGTAAGAAACAGTCTTGGAATTCCCGGATTCAATGGCGAGCACCTTAACCGGCAGGGTGATGTCTGCCGCAGCAACCGCGCCGATAGTTCCCTGAGTGGTAGCGGAACCGCCAGGCGCTGAAACAGGCGCATAGGTAAAGGTGGTGGATGACGGAACGGACAGAACAACCACGGTGCCGTTATACGCAGCAGGCGCGACGCCGCTGATTTTCACGTACTGACCCGCAATCAGGCCATGTGCGGATGCGGTGGTTGCCGTTGCCACGCCGCCCGAATAGGTAACTGCGGTGGTTGCGATATCAGCGCCAGCAAAGCCCGCTGCGGCAGCAGTGGTGATCTGGTTGTTGACGAAATCCCAGGCCAGGGGAGTTTTCACCGACGCACCAGCGGTGCCCAGCGCGACAACCTGAGCGGACGCTTTCAGCGGCACGCGCATGTTGGAGCCCAGGCGGTAGTAAGAAACGCTCATGCCTGATGCGTACAGCGGAACCGGAGACTGCGGCGTGGTCAGGCCGTTGTGAGCCTGGTTAAAGACGGTGAAGCCTTCAAGCTCAGCCACAGAAACGGCGCGGCGAATGCTGGAACCGCGAGGACTTGACTGGGTGCCGGGGAGCAACTCAGCTACCGGCAGACCACCCCACAGAGGTTTGGTTTCGCTTGCGGCCACAGTGCCAGCAGCCAGGTTAAATCGGTTGGCCGGGTCATCCAGAGCCACGCCCTGAATGTAGCCGTCCGACTGAACGCCGAATGAACCCGCCGCATTGGTGGTCTGCATCGGGTTAAGAGATAAATTAGCCATGCTTTATAGCTCCCGTTAAGCCTGGTTGTTGAAGCTGGTTACCTGGCGTTTGCCAGACTGGAAAGGTGCCCACGTTGCCGCCGGGTCGCCTTCAAAGGTGCTGATCTGACGTCCGGTTGCATCGGCGCGTTTAATTTCGCGCAACATGCCGGGGCCAACGGTCAGGCTTGCGGCAGACTGCGCATCAGCGTAAATCTGTTTCTCAGCGAAACTGAGCAGCGCAGCGTCGGCGATCGAGGACAGGTCCACCGATTTGAAATCAGGTGAATGTTCCTGCAACTGAACCAGCAGGCGGCGACGGTACGACAGTGGTTTTTCTCCTGACAGAGGTGCGGGGGCGCGCTTGCCAAAGGCAGAGAACACGCTGTCTGCTTTAACCTGCGCGTCGGCAACTTCATTACGTTCCGCATCGGAAAGCTCGGTAGGAATGCGTGATTTCAGTTCGGCAAGCTCACGGCGGATATCGGCGTCAGCTTTTTCTTTTGCTGCTTTCTCTTCCGCTTCTTTAGCGTCGGCATCGGCCTTTTCTTTCTCTTCAGCGTCCGCTTTTTCCTTCGCTGCCTTTTCTTCAGCGTCGGCTTTAGCTTTAGCCTCTTCGGCTTCCTTAGCCTCAGCATCCGCCTTCTCTTTTTTGGCTGCTTCTTCAGCATCGGCCTTGGCTTTCAGGTCTGCTGCTTCTGAGTCAGCCTTAGCCATGCGTGCGTCAATCGCCTTATTGATTAGCGCTACGATTTTTTCCTCGTCCATCTTTTCAGCCTCGTTTGGAATGGAATCAGATTTAACACCGGTAGGGTCGAGGAGCTTGTCCCAGACGCCCTGTTCACAAATTGCAACGTGGTCCAGCAACACCGGGGAGTCTTCCACCAATAGAGGCTGACCGTCGATTTTGATGATTGCGTTCTGCGGTTCACTGAACGTGACGGTTGGTGAGGTGCTTAACTGCCGGGTAGCCATCATTTCTGCGGCTTCGGCGTCATACACGCGGGCAATCGCCCACACCTCGCCATTATCTGCAACCCAACTGTTGGTCAGGGTGCCGATAACACGTTTTGCGAACTCATCGCTGTCGAGCTTATTTTTCTCCGGGTGCAGCCAGATAAGCGGTACACCGGCCACTCGCTGGAGAAATTCGGGGGTCAAATAGTTTTCCGGGTCGCGGAACGCCATTTGTTGATCTGCAGATCGCCAGGTAACACCTGTTCCGGTTACCCGTATGGCGTACATCCACATGTTGATGAAATACTGCGGACTGCTTAATGTACCGTCGGCGATAAGTGATGCCACCTGAGTCTCGTTAAGCGGGTTTTGCGCCATCACTTCAGCAAAAGGCTGATGCAGTGGCTTCGGCAGGTTGTCGATGTCAAACCAGCCAGCGGCCAGTGATTCATCGTTAATCTGCGGTTCAAACTGAGCGTCAATATCTGCCCGGAAGGTGAGGTAGTCCCCGGCGACGCTGTAGGGCGTCATTGGGCCGTCAAACTGATATCCTGCCTCTTCCTTTACTTCGCGCCGCGCTGCGGTGCATGCCATCTCGCCAGGCTCAATCTTGCCTCCTGGTGGACACCATGTCCCGTCGTCTGAGCGCTGGATCAGGAAGATGCTTTTACCCTGCCGGAACATAATACCGCTGCCAAAAATAGCCACGTTTAATGCTCCTATGCTGCTTTCATTGACTCCAGGAACTTGCGACCCTTCCGGGTAAGCATGTCGTCAGGGATACTGCGGAGGTTGTATATGTAGGTGACATAGCACTGGCAGAACACTTCTTCGCCTGGCTGTGTGATTTCATCGAGATAACCGGCAGGACCAGCATTAACGTATCCGTTCTTTTGCGCCCAGTTACCACGAATGAGATAAAACAGCTTATCGCGCTCTTTGTGATCCTCCCGATAGTCATAGCCCGGCCTGCGCCAGTGGCTGTGCCACTCCGCCGCTATCGCGTTGTTGCTGGTTGCGATTACGTTATCAATGTTGGCTATCAGCTTGCGATTCTGGTCGATCATCACTCGCCGCGCTTCGTAATCCATACTCTCCGCGCTTTTCTGGATATGCCTTGCAGTTTCCAGAACTGAACCCTGCATGCCACGCAGCGCAATGCTTTCAGCCGTAGGAATACTGCTGGCCCATCCACTGAAACGCGACAGGGTTGTATCAATCGCCTTTTTCCGGTTCAGCTTAATAAGGTCGGAGCTGGACAGAATTCGCCTGTCCAGTTCAGCCCTCAGCTTTGGTTCAAGGTAATTGACCGTGAAGCGCGATAGTCCAGGGTGTCGCTTGAGTGCTTCTGCACGTCCTACCTGCACGGCATATGAATGGGTGAGTTTTCTCGTCACCATCTGGACATAATCATCAGCGGTCTCACCTTCTGCCGCCTGGCGGATAATGGATTGCCAGCGCTCCAGTTCTTCGCGGGATGAATATCCGTTTTTCAGGAAGTACTTAACCGCCTCCCTGACTATGCGTGTGAACTGGTTCATAGCATCATCCCGCCGCCCGGTTCTTCAGCTTTTGGCGGCTCAGGTGGTGGGTTATCCCGCAAGGAGTCGTAGTCAAGGTCAAGCCGCTGCGGAAACAAATGCTCGTTGGTGTTCGCGTTTTCACATGCCCATTCAATCAGTGTTGCGCGGTTATCAGGGTCCGACGTGAGTTGCGGAAGGACCACCTCCAGCATGCTGACGATCGCTTTAAAGCGCGTTTCATCAACCTTCACTTTCTCGCTTTCCGGCTCCTTCAGTGAAGACGGCCAGCGGTATTCGAAATTGTTAATCCACTTCGAAAAGTAAACGCTATAGGTGTTGTCGATTTCCGGAATGTCCGCCCTAAGAGCAGTGAAAAACTCAATGCTCCACGCCCGGTACTGGCAGATGCGGATAAAGAAGCTGTAGAGGTTCTCAAGCCACTTACGCAGATCGTCAACGTAAACCGCGACTGATTTGGCGTCCTCGGTACCTTCACCAAACCCCTGAGTGAACGTCTCACTGTTCAGGATGATGGCTGGCATGTCGGCGGCGGCGGCGATGTTAGCCAGGATGTGGTTACGTGCCGAATCCAGCGGCTTTTCAAGGTTGCTCAGGTCGATTGACTCAATGCTGTCACTGTCGCCAATCTGTAAAACCTCACCTGTTTTGCCGCGCTTCAGCATCATGCGCTTAATGCCGCTGAGCTTCTGCATCATGTTATTGACGACAGAACTTGGCCCCTTGATTTTGGTAACCAACAGGCCGCCTTTTACTGCCACCATGTCGTCGGTGCGCATGGTCTGGATAAATGATTTCAGCGGGTACAGGGCGCGCTGGTACACACTGCGCCCGGTAAACCCGAATGCCGCCGGGTTGTAGGCCAGGTAAATCGGGTCTTCGTTTTGCTGAACCACGCAACGAGATTTGTGATACGCCTTCCCCGCAACCGTGATGCCGGAAACCTTCTGGAAATCAGCCGCATTTGGGTCCTGATTCAGCACAATGCTCCCGGCGGTGTTCATCGGGTCGAGAATGTTGAAACTCACGTTGTGTTTGTACAGGGTGCGGTAATCAAGCGCCGTTGCAGGTTCCTGATTATCCACCAGCATGGCAACCGCAGACGTGCCATAAATACGGGCAATACGCGCCGCGTTGGCGATGTGACGATCAGCACCAAGCGCCTTCCATTCACGTTCGAATGCGTCGCGCAGGCGTTGCTCCAGGCCAAAGGTCTGCGCAATATGAACCGTGCGCGATTCATTCATCGCCATTTTTATAGGTCGATCCACCATCTTTCCGCCCAGTGGGTGATACAGGTAGATGGTTTTGCAGGTCTGATAACCGGCGGTCATGCCCGGCTGAATATCGTCGCTGTCGAGGAGCGCGACAAGTTCCGGCGCAGCACTGCCGATTTCGAAATCATCTTCGTTCATTAGGTTTCTCGTCAGAGTGCGTCGCCGCTGCCAAATGCGATGATCAGCCCGTAGGTGTAATCGTCCAGTAGGTCATCGGCGCGCTTGTGTGCGTTTTTGTCAGCGAGGTGGAATCGTGATACCTGTTTGTGCAGATGGTTGGCGGTTTCGCCTTTGAATACGGCTGTTTTTTCGTAGGCGTAGCGGGATATTTTTGCCAGCCCCCGATAGTGGTAACCGGACGCCATGATGGCGCGCTCATCCTTGCCCTTACTGGTCAGCGCAGATTCAATTTTATTGACCGGCCAACCGAGACTTTCCCCTTTCTGCAACAGGATGCTGCCCATGCTGGCGTCTTCAATAAAAACACCCAGGCTACCGTTAACAGCCATGCACTGACCTGAAAGCTCGTTAAGCCGCTCAAATACAGAAGGCATCCATGTTTCAAGAAGCGCACCGTCAATCTGAACCACGTCCCAGTCGAGAATGGTCAGGCGTTGCCTGCCGGGTCTGGTGTCCACGGCGTAAAACACAACAGCGGTGCCGTCATGTTCAGTACCGCCCTTAACCGCCGTATCCAGAACAGCGAATACCGCTTCACATGTTTCAGGGTAATCTACAGGCTGATCCTGATTTTCACCCTCAAACCATTTGCGGACGTCGAACAGCGAAGCAGCGGACCAGTCCACGAATTCAGCCATAAACTCCTGGCGGAACACGCGCGGGTCGTTGTTCTCGCGCTCTTTTTCCAGTTCTTCCGGTGGAACGAACGGGTTTGAAGACGTTGGTGCGTGATGCTCAACAAAACCCAGCGATTTGTCGTGACAGACGGCGTAAAAGAAGTTCTCCTCGTCCACGCCGTCAGGGGTTGAAAAGACGTAAGCACGGCCTCTCGTCGTCAGCAGCGTCGGCTTAATCGACTTGGGCCATATCTCCTTTAACATCTCCGGCGATTTGGTGAATGCCGCTTCGTCGATCAGGATGATTTCGTATTCACGACCACGACCAGCCAGTTTGTTGTCGTTGGTTACCCAGAAGTCGATTTTCCCGCCATTCTTCAACAACAGGCGCTTTTCCTGTCGGCTGAAACTCTTTTTTAGCGGGAGTAGGGTTTCTTCCAGTTTGTCGTAAATCTCCTGGTACTGACGGTATTCAGCGGTGAAGATACCAACCCGCCCACCTAGCAGGACATCCATACCGGGGCGCTTAAACTGTGCGGTGGCGTAGGTTACGGCCGCACTGGAAAGCATGAAAGTTTTACCCCAGCGACGACCACACCGCACCGCATGAAGCTGATCATCCCATGAATCAGACCAGACCTTTAACTGCCCGTCATGGAGCGTTGGGAGGTAAATATCAGCCATGTCATCTTCCCGGTATTGGCAGCGTGTTATGGACGACTATTGCGTTATCGCTGTCGCCATCACGCATAACGTCGATTTCCATCTCCACTTTTTCAGTGGCAGCCTCACGGTATGCAGCATCGACCTGCATCTTGGCGATCGAGCCTTTCGTATACTCCAGAGACTCTATTCGCGCCGTGTTGCGGTGCATGGCCTTTTCAGCGGCGGAAATTAGCGAGTGTAAATCTTTCGCTTTATCATCAGTGGCCAGTTCCAGCTCTTCCCGCCAGCGACCAATGTTCTCTGCCGCCGTGAGGTTTGCAGCTCTCAACCAGAACAGCTCATCGTCGAGGGTCAGCGCCTGGGCGTCTTCAGTGACTGCGTCAGATAGCAGCATCCGGCGACCGTATCCACCGTGCTTGAGGGCATACTGATTGCCGGGCTGGAATGGCTTTATAGGTGGAGCGTGGCGGGAGCCTCGAATAGGTTTCGCGCCTGGGGAAATCTCACCATCCTGCGAATCGCATTCTTCTGGCTTGGCCTTGTTATGCTCACGTTGCGATTTATTAGGCTTCTGCGAATTCGCACTTTTTTTCGCATTTCCTTTCTGCGAATTCGCACCATAACTCGTTACCTTGATATAGCGCTTCGCACTTGAGTAATTCAGTCCCTGCGCTTCGCACCAGTCTCTTGGGGAAATGCCGGTTTTGGCATGCTCGGACAGGAACCGTTTTTGGAGGTCTCCCCAGTCCGGTTTTGCCATGTTGAATCACCTGCTGTTTGACATTATCGGAGCCATTCACCAAGTGGCTCCTGTAATGCCGAAGTTGTTACGTTTAACCAGGTCGCAGCGTTCGCCCTGCTTCTCAGAAGTGCTTAGCCACTTACGGCTTACCCGTCAGCAAGATGTGATCACCATCCTTTCGGGGTTACACAAATCATTTGCACTGCGTATTGATGTAGTCCTGCAAATACTTCAGGGCTTTCTGGTCGCGGATGATTCCGGCGCGGATACTGAGAACGTTTCGTCCAGCAACATCAGCGAGTTCGACGGTTCCTGCATCGCCCACGCCGCCGGTGGAGGTGGTGTAGTCCTGGGCGGGACATTTGCCTTTAACGCGCACCCTGCCACCATTATCGAGACGCCTACGCAGAGCATCATTTTCAGCATTCGCATCGGCAAGCTCCTTCGTGTATTTCGCGTCGAGTGCAGCGTTGTCTCGCTGGCGCACAGTCATATCGGCTATGGTGTCGTTCGCCAGCTTCAGGTTTTGCTCGGCATCATCAGCGCGCTTATTTGCATCACTTACCTGACCGAGCAGGACGTAAATAATCAGGACGGACAAGAGCAGTTCAATGCCGATAATCAGCCAGGCTTTAGAGGTCATTTTTACTCTCCGCCAGGCACATGGATCGCTCCATCTCTCGACGGTTCTGCAATCCCTTCCATTTCATGCCGCCTGCGTAAACCCAGCGGCGCATCTCTTCGCAAGCCCCGTTATGGTCGCCCTTATTGAGTTTGCGAAGCAGCGTTGATTTGGAAAATGCGTCGGAGCCAACATTGAACACGAAGCTGTACAGCGCCGCCCGCTGGTATTCGTTCAGCGGCACTTTTACCAATTTGTCCACGGTGCGCTTTGCGGGTTGCAGGTCTTTCCACAGCAACTGATCGCACTCCTGGTCGGTATAACGCTTGCTGCGAATGATGTCGGTGCCAGTGTGGCCATCGCACACCGTCCAGACGCCAGCAACATCTTTATAGGCTTCGTACTTGCGCCCCTCAACGCCATCCTTACCGCCGAGAAATACCGTGGCAATAATCATTGCTCCACCGCCCGCAGCGGCCAGCAATTTATTCCGCAGTGATGATGGAATTGCCATGGTCATTCCTCGATTGTGGGACCGTTTACCGGCCACTTGCGAAGGGCTTCGATCTGCGCCAGTGTGGTTTTCCGTTTGTAATACCAGTTAATGGCAAACGTCAGCAGCGCAACCACAATGCCCGCGATAACGCCAATGGCGCTCCACTCGTCAGGACTAAGCCGGGTCAGCAAGCCATTAGCCACCGTCCCGGCTGATGCGCCATAGGCAGCGCCAGAAGCTAATTTGCTCATATTGGACATGTCTCTCACCTCGCTGTTATGCGGGTGCTGTGCGTAGTTGAAATCAGGCCACGGACACTCAGATAAAGGTTCGATGGGGGTTGATTGTCCGGGCCTGAAATAGAAAAGGCCCGCCGAAGCGAGCCTTAAAATTCTTTCTGTTTCAGTGATAAATAGCTTGCCTGAAAATATAGGCTAACCTATAATTTATTCCATCAGCAGGACGCTGAAACGGGAAGGGCCCCACCGAAGCGGAGCCCAACATGAGGAAAGGGTTATGATGAATTTTATCATCATCCTGATTCTGTTAATCGTAAGCTGGCCGGCCTACTAACAGTAAATCAGGCGGAGGGGAGAAATCCCCTCCAACCCACACCCTCAAGATTAAGGCGTAAAAATGGCACGGTCAATATCTGACATTCAGAAAAAAAGCGATGAAAGGCGCGGGCTGAAAGTTAAGGGAATCAAGCTGCACGTTGATACCATCACGCTGCTTGAGCAACTTTCAGATCAGCTTGGCATTCCACAATCACAGGTTGTAACGCGAGCACTCTATTTTCTGGCAGAGCATGTAAAAGACACTGCGTCTGAGTAGCGCTTTCAGAAATGTCGTGATGAGCCGAATGCGGGAGTGATTCGGCTCATTTTTTGATGCGAATAAGGAAATAAAAAAGCCACCGTAGCAACTTAAGAGTCACTAACGGCAGCTTATGTGTTTATCATTGCTCAATTGATCACAGATGTCAACACAATCTATGCGACATGTCTGATTTTCTCTACACGTTTGCGGCTGTTAAATGCATTAACCATCGGCTGGTAAAGCATGAACAGTGACGCATTGAGAATTTCGTCCACCTCTCTGCGACATGTGACCAGTGAAGGTTTGCGCACCCTATCTCCTCCCCTTCCTGACATTTTGCGGGGACTTGCGGTCTTGTGGTAGTAGGATGATATGGCGTACCTGGATGAGCCGTGAGAGTAGTAACTAAGCAGAATGCCGAAGGCCTTTGTGTCGATGCGCATAACGGAATCTACGACCTGAGAAATCAACATTCCGTCATCGTCATTGCACATTGGCCGCGTCATTACCCTGGACGGCTCAACTTTCTCCATGAACTGAGCTATAACGCTGCTCATGCGCTTTTCAAGTCTGCCTGAGTAAACCCATGCCCCCCATAATTCAAGCCAGCCGTTGAGCCAGTCATGCTGTTCTTTGTTTAGGTTTAGCTCTCTCGTCCTCACGCTGCATCCTCCGGGCCGTACGGCTTGTTATCACCCAGCCTGTTGATTAGTTCCCGCCTCGCCTCTTCCAGTCTCAGTCTTGCGTCATCGTTAAACTGCAAAGCTGCTTCGATGGTCTTCAGCATCTCCCGGTCTTTGTGGCGCTGCTGTGCTGAGTTGATGTCTGTTACGCTCATGCGGCCTCCCTGATATCCGGTCTTCTTTTGGAGGAAATGGCTTGTTCAGGCGGGATGCCTGAAAGAATTCGCCTCAGAATGGTTTTGGCTGTGACTGTGCATCTCTCGTCTTTTGCCCATTCAGATATCATTTTTCTGACTCCGAATGCCGAGACATAATCCGATATAGAGGAGCCTGACAGCGCCGTCCCATTAACGATCTGGCTTACATGTGGCTGGCTAACCCCATATTTCTTTGCAAGCGCAGGAGAACCGTGAGTTGAAGAGCCTTTCACGTACTCATTTTTAATCGCTGAAATGATTTCTAAGGGTATTTTTCTACACTCCCTATGCCGCTCATACATGTCATTAACGTTTTGCTGTTGGGTTCCGACGACAAGGTGATCAGGATTGATACATAAGGGGGTGTCACATTTATGCCTGATAATCATTCCTTCGATACCTGCCAAAGAGATACCTTTTGCAATGCAGTATTCAATCCTATGCGCCGTTGTTGTTTGTCTTCTCCATGTTCTCCATCCATATCCATTCTTCACACAACCTTTCCAGATAATGCATTCGCCCATGCCGCCTCCAGTAGCTCTGTAATCATTGGCAAGCTCCCGCACATCTCAGTAACGACCAGTACAAGCATTCCGCCTTTAATCGCCTGACAGCGCTTGATGCGCATATCGTCTATCTGACCGTCATCCAGCCAGAAGCCCGCACTGGTAAGTGCGTCAAAAACGGCTTTGGGCAGATTGTCCAAATCTCGTTTGCGGTTATCGGGAGGTGCTGCGTGGATGGTGATTCTGATGCGAGGGGTTATTTTGATGTCTAGCTGATGCTGTTGAATTATCTGAATTACTTCTTGTCGGTATCGTTTTCCCCAGTCGCTGATGTAGTGAATGCCTCTTGAGTGTCGCCAGTACCGGTTATTACTTGGCGGCCATGGCAACTTTATCCGGTATTCGTTCATGTGCGTATAAGCCCCTCCTTGAGCCAGATAACCTGAGTCCTGGCCATTCCCTCAAGTGCGCACTCTTTGGCGTACTCAGCGTCAACCAAATGCGTTCTGCGGTCGATTTCATCGTGACATGCCGAACATGCGATGGTGGCTATCAGGTCAGGTGGCTTAATTCCTACGCCGCAGATACCCGGCAACCGGATATGTGCCAGCACCGATGTCTCTTCGTTATGATTGCAGATGCCGGGAATGCGCACCTGGCACTCTCTTCCTCGTGCCGCTTTTTTCAGGTCACTCATCTTCCTCGTCTCCTGCCAAATATCCGTTGGGGTCGCGATATACCACGCTCTCCAGAGCACAGGATTCGCAGCAGTAGGTTTCATCGCTCGATAGCGGTTTAGTGCAGCTACAGCAGTAACCAGCTCGGGTAATGGATTGCTGTTCGTAATGGTGGGAGGATTCAGGACTTAGCATGCATGCTCCTCTTGTACACTCTCTGCTGCCAAAATCGCAGGTTATGACTCACTATTTCGCTGTAATCGTCCCTGTATTTGCTGTTCATGCTCTTGCACCTGAAGTAGATAGCAATCGCAAATATGGGATAACAAAAAACCATTACAGCCAGAATCAACGAGCCAAGGAGCATCTTGATCATGAATGCAGGAAGCTCTCTAACCTCGGCGTCAGGAATATCGAGAATTTCATTTGCCAGATTTCCGCCAATGTTAAATACACATTGAGCTGAGGCTGATATGCAGTCGATAAAATTAAAGTCGTATCCTGCCGCAGCCGCCCATGACGGGTTATCCATGAAGTGATTGAATGTAATTTCACCGTATCGAGTTATTACCATGTTTCCTCCGTGCACGCTCGCGCAGCCAGCGGATATCCGCCAGGTGAGACGTGTAGTTGAAAGTTAATATTTGTGAGGGTGGTAGTTCGGTCTTGCGTTTAGTGCGGGTTGTGACGCGGAAAATCATATTGTCTATCGCGATTTGGGTAACGCTTCGTCGTCGTGTCATGCTGCCTTCCCTGTTCGTTGGGCCCATTCGTATTCCCGGCGAGAATCATCACTCCACCTGACGTTTCGCTCAGCGCCGAACCAGAACATGATTTCGATTAACTCCGTCATGCTGGCCTTGCGCATCTTGCTGGTACGAACGCCGAGCAGCACAACGCCTCCGTCAATGCCGGGTACGCTTCGTTGCTCAAGCTTCTTCGACTTCAGCCATAGCGCGGTGAATATGTCTTTCCAGTCTTCAGGCTCTAATCGCTGTCCATGCCAGAGAACCTGACGCGAGACGTCCTGAAGCATCGGCCAGAGACGGTCGTTCTGCGCTTTGGTTCGCTTGGGCTCTTTAACGTGGATTTCGTGAGGTGACTTATCGTCGAGTGGTAATGAGAGAATTGTGTCTATGGCGTTATTTCTGATTGCTTCGCTTCGAAGCAGGTATGTTTGCTTCATCGGTCCTCCAGGCTACTGTGGAGTGATAGATAGTCTTTCCACACTTGCTACATACAAAATGAGTTCCGTTGTTGATGGTGTTTTGGTACTGCCTGAAATCGTGCCCGTAAATCAGGCAACGCAATGTCATCACCTGTCACCTCTTACTGTAATACCAGCGGCGCGGATGGCTAGGTTGCATTTGTTGCGCATGTCGTCAGCGCCTGATGCATACCCTTGATACCACTCAGTATTTGCACCAAGAACAGGAAGCGGAGGCAGTGCCACGGTTGGTGTTTTGGAAATGGCATCAATGATGGCTTGCGGACTTTCAGTAACTTCGATGCGTTCGCCGCTAATCATTTTCAGAATGGTGTTGCCCGCATGAATCATGGATTCGATTTGTTCCGCGTTGACGTATACAGGCTCGCTTACAAACCTTGTTTGTCCGCCAGTAATGCTACTATCAGCAGACCAAACACTGCACTTCTGCGTTAGCGTTAGAATTTTCATCTCGTTGCCTCCATCAGCTCATCGGGAATGTCTACCTCATCGCCAAGCTTTGCAGCTACTACAGCGCGGCAGATGGCGATAAGCGCAGTCTCTCCATATGACCCATCCAATGCTCTGCCTGGCACGTATGCGTAGCAAAGACCATCAGATACGCCAGGCTCAATGCCTACATCGAATGTATCTCGCAATGGCCCGCACTGGCTCCATTCGGTTGATGGACTAAATGTCTTCAGTCCTGATCCGTTGTAGTAACTACACCCGTATCCACCTCGAACGCGTAAATCTCCGCCTGTCATTTCAAGAGCTAATGCCACTGCAACGTCAAGTTGCACACCGCTAAGCTCTGATGTTTTTACTTTCACGATTTATCCTCAAATAAAAAGGCCACTGTGTAAGTGGCCCTGTCAGTGGGTGGTCGGCGTAGATGTCCAGCAGGATTCATCGTCCCGCTCTTTCCATCGCAACCAGACAATTTCATAAACAAACGGGATGAAGGCTGAGAAGAACTTTGACCACTGCTCATCCCTGAAGCCTGTCGCCTCGTCAACCATGCGCTCAATCGGATGGATGCGTGATGGGGGTCGGCTTACTTCGTAGATTCGCTCGAACTGTGCGATTAGCTCTTCTTCGACCAGACATTTCTCCAGAACGGCAATGAAGCGGGGGTTTTGGAGCATTTCTTTCACCGAAGAATTCATGACTGACTCCAGTGGTCTTCTATTGCTACACTAAGCCGCTGTAGCCAGTTAGCCAGCTTTAACGCCGCCTCACGCTCTGACAGGTTCGCCGGGAAATCGTCAATCTCGAAAAATGCTCTCGCGCCGTGTCGGTCTTTCAGAATGACAAGATTTTGCTCAAGCGTCGTTCTGGATACCTGGCTGTAATGGGACAGGACGAAAACGCTTCTCTCCTCGCCGGTTTCCCTGTTTCGGCGATATTCGATTAACTCTGCTTTGCTGCTCATAATCAGGCCTCACGCTTTAGACCGATAACTGTTCCAGGTGAATGACAATGTGCAGCCGCCGCCGTCGTTCATGCGGTCAATGACACGTTCCCCGATGAATGCGGATAGCTCTTCTTTTGTCTGATTGCTGATGAGGATCGTCGGCTTCATTCGCTCGTAACGAGTGTTGATGATTTCAAACATTATCAACTTCTCCGCTTCGCTTCCGAACTGCACCCCAACCTCATCAATGATTAGCAAATCAGGACTGGTGAACTGGTGGATCACATCATCCTCGGTGCGACTGGACGATTTAGACCAGGTAGATTTGAATTCGCGGGCAATTTTCAGTGCGGTAGTAAACGCGACTGGACTCTGATGCTCAGCAATCACTAGCTTTGCAATTGCCAGCGCCAGATGATTTTTTCCAGTCCCAGGCTTACCGCACATGACCAGCCCGCCACCACGCTTAAGTCGCTCGGGCCACTTGGTGGCATATGCCTGACAGACCTTTAGCGCCCTTCTGGATTCATCGCAATCTGGCTGATAGTTTTCCAGTGTGCATCCTGCAAATCGTTCAGGTATTTCTAACGCCATCATCAGGCGGTCAATAGTACGCTGCCTTGCCTCTGCCTCTCGAATAAGCTTTTCGCTCTTCAGCTTCGAAAGTTCTTCACGGGCGCAGTCAGGGCACACCGGGGGGCGCGGCGGTAGTTTTATTGGACCTGTGGAATATCTGGCACGATGCTCGAATGCCCCATGCTTCTCGCAGATCGCCTCTTCAACACGGACCTCCGTATTTTCAATGTGGATAGGTGGGCTGTTGTTTTCTGAAAGACGTTTTTCCAGCAAGGCTATCTTCTCGTTGATATCCATGTTCACTCCTGAGCCCATGACGGGATTTCAGTTGTTCCGTAATCCTTGGTGGCGAAACTTTCGTTCACCGCTCGCTTGGTAGGCTGACGAAGCGCGTTTTTGTTCTGGTAATTCAGCTTTGCACTGGCGGTGCTAAACCAGTTCTTCGGCTTGTCATGTGTGAATTCCAGATCCAGACGTGTCAGTTCAGCTACCAGGTCGATATTGTGAAAAAGCTTCTTCCAGGAATCGAAGTCCTTCTGGTTAAGTCGCACCACATTTCCCTCGAATGCGTACCGACTCGCCATTTGGTGAACATTAGCCTCTTCGTAAAACTCACCATTGCCACAAGACGCGTCAGCGGCTTGGGTGTTAATAACGGAATCAGGAATCAGAGTGAGGGAATCAGGAATCAGGTTAAGGGAATCAGCAGGATTTAAATTGTTCTCCTCTGGTTCTTGCACTGTACTTGCACAGTGCTTTTCTGGTGCTTCATTAATTTCAGTCACTTGCTGGTCATTAACACCAGTATCGCACTGTACTTGCACTGTGCTTTCATCTTCCTTTACCGGTTCCGCTTCCGGTTCTTCAGTGTGCTCGCAGCATTCTGGTATCTCACTTGGCGCTTCTTTGCAGTGTGGATTCTGGTGCTTCTTCCAGTTTGTAATCTGAATAAAACCGGCACCGTCAACCTGATACCTGTGAATGAACTTGCGGTCGTGAAGTTGCTTTAAAAGATCGTCACAGTCGACGTTGTCGAAAGGAAGTACGAGAGCTTTAACCTTTTTGGGGCGATCATCCAATCGCCCTTCTTTGTCAGCTATCGTCCACAGGCCCGCGAAAAGGAGACGAGCGTATGGAGAGCATTCAGCTAATTCATCATTGGTGAAAAAGCCTGGTTTGATGTTTCGTGAACGTGCCATTTAGTCACCTTTAATACGGGATATCTTCTTGAGCTTCTCGAATGCGTTCTGATACCCACTCTTTAAAGGTGGTCCAGTTCGGCACCGTCTTAGCAAACTCGGTCAGCTCATCAAGATCTAAGCCATAGGAAACCCACGCCTTGAGATAGCTCATTACGTGGTTTTGATTGATATAAATTCGGTTTTTCAGAATTCCTCTGATATAGAGGATCCTTTGCTCTTCGGGGGGTTTTCTTTTTGTTGCAGCAATACGGGGTATGTAATCGAAGAAAGCCCCGGTAACCTCGGGCGTAAGCTCCTGAGTAAGCTTCTTGTCTGCCGCCAGTTCAATTGCGTCCAGAATTTCTTCAATCTTATAAATACGGAGCCATCGTTTTATGGCTTTGCGACCATTATCGTTGACAGTGAAAGGGTCAATACACTCTTCAATTTTCACTACAACGATGTCTACCACATCGTCCTTCAGGCTCTTTAAGCCATCACGCCACTGGATCATCATCTCCAGTTGCTCACGCTTAACATTAAGCTCCTGGAGTTGCTGTCTTTGCTTTTCGAGAACAGAATTATCAGTAAGTTGACGGTCACTTTTCCCACCGTTGCAACTCTCGCATGAAGTAACGAGGTTCATCATGTCGTTATCACCACCCTTACTGACAGGGTTTATGTGATCAACATGCAAAATCACGTCAGGGGCCGAGCGCCCACAGTACTGACACTTGAACCCATCTCGCTTGAATACTTCAAAACGGATTTTTTTAGTTATGCCTGAGCGAACCTTTTTGACCTGGTCAGGCGTTGGTTTTTTTGCCATAATTACTCCTGAAATAGCTCTATTTGTGTTGGCGTAACACAGTGTTATCAGGCCTCAAACGTTGGCGCGTTTGGGGCTTTTTCTTTGGTCAGGATTGATGCCACCTGACGGGCGAGATGTGCCATTTCGTCATCGACAACACCCCACTCCAGAACGGCGAGAAGCATCGAAAACTTGGGTATCCAGTCTCGTTTCCACCGGCTAATCTGCGCTTTATCCACACCTACAGCTGCGGCTGTTTTCTCAGTGCCGAGTAATGCGATTTTGTTGAGTAATGCGCTCTCAATGCGGAGCGCCTCATTGCGTTTGTTTGCGTGTTCCATCGTTGATACTTCCCTTTAGTGAATAGTTAATGAGCGCACACCCATAACGGGTGACGCATAGTTGTTTATTGATTTGGGATTCGCTTTGCAGCGACGTAGGACGTCATGTCCGTTGTGAAAAGAGCATGGTAATTAAGCGGCTGCGCGGTAAGCAGCTTCTTGATACTTCAGGGCACCAGCAGTAACGACTTCTAGTCGGTAGGCGTCTTTCTCAGGGATGATTTCTTTCCATTGAGAAACGGCGGCATCGCTAATTCCTAAAGCTTTTGCTACCGCTCGCTGGGTTCCGAAGTGGTCAATAACATCTTTTTTAAACATGGACTCGCTCCGAAAATAAAGAACACTTAAATTATCGCTTAAAGGAAACTTAAGTCAAGTAGATTTAAGATGTCTTAACTATGGAAAAATTCACGATGGGCGATCGTATTCAAGCGCGACGCAAAGAGCTAAAAATTAATCAGGCGACTTTAGGCAAGATGGTCGGCGTTTCTAATGTGGCAATTTCACAGTGGGAACGAGGCGAGACTGAGCCTAGAGGGGATAATCTTTTGTCACTGGCAAAGGCATTGCAATGCACGCCTGCCTTTTTATTGCATGGTGAACAGGCTGGTTCCAATGTGGTTTTTGCTGGGCCATATGTTCGCGGGATTAGATACCCGGTACTCAGTAACGTACAGGCTGGAGCATGGTGTGAAGCTTGCGAGCCTTACACGCTAAGAGATATAGACCTGTGGCTTGAGTCTGATGCTCATATTCAGGGTGAAGCTTTCTGGTTACAGGTCGACGGTGACTCCATGACAGCACCCGCAGGCCTGAGCGTTCCTGAAGGTACGTTTGTTCTTTTCGATACAGGGCGAGAACCAGTGAACGGAAGCCTGGTCATCGCTAAGCTTTCTGATTCAAATGAAGCGACATTCAAAAAATTAGTAATCGATGGCGGCGTTCGTTATCTGAAAGGTTTGAACCCTAGCTGGCCCATGGTACACATCAACGGCAACTGTCGGATCATAGGCGTGGCTGTAGAGACGAAGATGCGGCTGGTTTAGTGGCCTGAGGATATCTTTGAGTGAAGCTTGCTGTTTTCGTGCCGATATTAATTGAAATCTTTATTAAGAACTTCTTCATTCACTTGAACGGATGAAAGAGTTAACATATATATTAACTATGGAACGTTGATATGCTCAAGGCTGTCTTTAAAGGTGAGTGTCATACCGTAGTTCACTGCAACGGAGCTCTCAAGTCGTTAGCAGTGGCGCTAAAAAGCGTTACTCCGACCAAGAAGCAGGCTTCAATGATGGCATCCATCCAAGTACAGATTGAACGTCTCTCCTCCGGCAAAAGGAGCGCAGACTTAAGCGTAAGAAAGGAGGGAGTGCTACCCTCTTACAATGGAAGGCCCGCGAAACACTTTTGGGCCATAAAAAGGATTCCAATACGTGGTTATTACTGGGAATCTGAAAGGGTTGATATGACTTACTTTATAAGTCATTACATTTACAAAGATTTTGACGATTTACACGGTTCAGATGTCACTAAAGTATGCAACAACTGGGATCGAATCGAGAGAGGAAAACATGACTGTTGAAAATTTTGATGAAGACTTCGAATTCCCCCACATCAGTGATGCATTGCTTGCTAGAGAACGTTTGATTTTCAATACTACTGAAGATCTCCTTCTGGCTATGCAGGACAGTGGCATGAGTCGTGCCGACGTTGCCAAAAAGATGGGTAGATCTAAGTCGCACATCTCTCAAATTTTTGATGGAAAAAGAAACCTCACCCTTAACACATTGTCCGACATTGCACACGCTATCGGGGTGGAAGTTAATCTTGCTATTAAAAAGGATGGCAGAGACGTTTCTCACCAAATAGTTCCAGAAAGAATTTATGAGACAAAATCAAGCCCCATCGAGTCCGAAGGAAGGCACATCGTCAAGATTTTGATAGCTACACAGCACAGGGAATACGTCCAAAATGGTTCTTGATGACTTTAAATTGATTGAGGTTAGTGCCACCGGGATTTCGTTTGAGCATCTTCAAATGGAGTCTGGGCAGGGAACAATTGAAATTGATTATGGTGAAATTGAGTTTGAGGCAGGAGGCGTATTAGTCGGCAATGAATCCCAATCTACAGTACAGGTCAAAGCTGCGCCATCAATCTCCGGACGTAGACTGGGTGTTAATGATAATGATTTCATTCTAAAAATTAATATGCGCATGCTCTTTGTCTGCCCTAGAACCGAAGAGCTAAATGAGGATTTTCTCCAGAGCAGCAGTTGGTACTTCGGATCTATGTTGAGAACCCATTTTAAATTTTATGCTGATGAAATACTTAACAAAACCACAATTAAAGGCGTCCAATTACCATACAACTGATAATCGCAACCATTCTTGTTAAAACCCGGCCACCGCGCCGGGTTTTTTATTGCCTGTTAGTCAACCGCAGCACTTCCCTTCCGCACTATCTCCGCTGCATCCCTGTTAACACCTTTCCCAATCACGTTACCCGTCTCATTTCGGTACTGCTCCAGCTTTTCAACGACCGCTTCCTGAGTTATCGGCTGATTGGCGAGAGATAGCTCCATAATCGCCCGACCCATAGCTGTAACCATCATGTTCACGCGATCCTCGTCCAGATTCATAGCGCTATCCTCGATCAGATTTTGACCATCACAAGCTATCACAACATCATCGAACAACCAGAGCATTTAAGCTTACGAAAAAAATTATTTAAGTTTTCTTTAAATCGCGCTTGACGTAAAATTTAAGTTGTCTTAAATTATATCCATCAGCAGGACGCTGGCGAAAACGAAACGGATGACACGCTCTTTCTACAACGGTGATGGATTCACCTACGTGGCTGCAAAGCCAATTAGTACCAAAGCGTGTGCTTTGGGATGCGACGAATTGCAGTCCATCGAGACAACCAGAAGATAAGCGCCTGTCATCGCATCACCAAAGTTCACTCAGGAGGTATCTATGTCACGCAGAACAGCATTTAACGGTTCGTCGGCAGCTCGTAGACGTGAGCGCCGCGCTCACCTTCAGAGTGAAGCCGCTATCAGTTCAGAAGTGATGCATCGCCCTACCCCGGCGCGTGTTGAGTTGCAGTGCAAGCGCAAGCCAACAATGCGGGCTGAGGTGGTGACCATCACTACGCAGGTTCAGCGCTATGAAGGCTCATGCTGCCTGCCAGAAGTAGCGATGTACGCAGCAGGGCATCGTAAATCAAATAACGTTACAGCGAGGTAGGTATGACAAAGGTATTGGCTCCAAATTATAAAATTTGCTACCGAACCGCTGATCAGGTGTCTCGCGTTAGTAACAACCTGGCTGGCGCGTTCATGTACTTTGCTGTAGCACAGGACGCGATGGACACTGGATTGTTTTGCCAGAAAATCCTTATCCCGGTTTGGGAATGGTCAATGGAGGAGCGGTCTGATTTTCTCGGGAAACGCTTTGATGTGGTAAGCCGGGAAAACCTATCACCTACAGATTATTCACTGGTCGCTTAGGCGGCCTTTTTTATTAGCCAATTACAGCGAGGTAGCTGATGAAAGGTACGGCGTCTGAATTTGCCAATGAATGCCGCGAAGATTACCGGCATTATCGCGAAAAATGCAGGGTGGCAGTGCGTGATGGTGTAAGTCACGGCTTATACGTAAAGCTGGCATGGATGCACCGATGTAATGCCCGCAAATGGGAGTCTCAGGTCGCTTAGGCGGCCTTTTTTCTTAGCAACGTTAACAGAGGTGAGGGATATCAAATACCGATTAAGCGCTGTGTATTCATTCTTCTGAGTGGATACACCGAGCAATATCGCTCGTAATCAGTCAGGAGACGAAGACCTGTCTGGTTAGATTGAGAAATCATCCCTTGATGTTTATTTGCCCGGCTTAATGTCGGGCATTTTTTTAGCTGCATCTGAGTAATGGTTAATCAGCCATTAGCCACATGCAAACAATCGATACTGATTTTCATGGCTAGCCGCTGCCACCCTTTTCGACGCGGCATAAATCATCGGAGGATATATGTAACAGGTAACGGTGCCGACCGAAAACAAACATCCGAGGAATAACTACTGCTCTAAACAGGAGACGCATGCAAAGACTGCTCATCCTGTCTCTGCTGATAACGGTTTGGCTTAACCGCGATTCAGCTCCGAAGCGCCGCCCTTTATGCGGAAGGTGCGGCGCTACATCTACCGGCTTAAGGCGCTCAACAGGCGCAGAGGCACATCGTTTCAGGCGATGGGTAAAAGAGACATAAATCTGATTTAAGCCCGGTCGCCCCTGCCGATTCAGGGGCATTCATACCTCAGTCGCTTCACCGAGGCGGCTTAGTTATGCAATCACACAACCAAAGGAACCTACCCCATGATGCACCTTAGCCTCGCGGGAAGCGGCGTCATGTCCGCTTATTACCCGCCTGAATCTGAATTACACCGCAAAGTTCGCCAGCTTATCCGCGCAGCAATGTGCCAGTTGAGGTCGTTATGCAAATAAACCACGCAGCACTTAAAGCAGCCCAGAACAAAGCTGTTATTGCCCGTTATTTGGGTGACGGCGTTATGTGGATGTCGGCCTACGAGCAAATTCGCAAAGCGGTGAATATTCCGTGGTACCGGAGAAAGAAATGAATACCCCTGTTAAAGACTGGTCAGACGATGCGTTTATTCGCCTGATGAAAGACCTTGACGCACCAGAGAAATCATCCGAGCCAGAAGAGGAGGAATCATGATCCCCGTAACTCCAGCAAGAACACCGGAGCTTAGCCGGCTGAAGCGGAAATACCACGTTGTCGAGGCTCTTTACTGGCGCAAGGATGGCAATAAACAAATGAAGCGCCACTGTCTGGATATGGCCCGCGTTGAGCGGATTAATAAGTGCGATTTCCTTGGCGATGAAATGCCATTCTGAGGTGAATCATGGATTTGAATAAATTAGATGAGCCTTTCAGTGCCAGTGACATTGAATGGCGAGTGCAGCAATGCGGAATTGCAAAATCCGGCCCATGGGCAATGGTTCTCGCCTATGTAACTAACCGGGCAATTATGAAACGCCTTGATGACGTTTGCGGAAAGTCTGGTTGGCGCAATGAGTACCGCGATATCCCGAACAACGGTGGGGTGGAATGCGGCATTTCCATTAAGGTTGACGGTGAATGGATAACGAAGTGGGACGCAGCTGAAAACACGCAGGTCGAAGCCGTAAAAGGTGGGCGCTCTGGTGCAATGAAACGCGCTGCTGTTCAGTGGGGGATTGGCCGGTACTTATATCAACTGGAGGAGCGATTTGCCACCTGCTCCGTTGAGCGCACTAACGGATGGAATAAAGCCTCATTCAAGGACAAGAAAACAAATCAGTACACCAATATCTGGTGGCAGGTTCCGAACCTTCCTGGTTGGGCATTACCTGCGGAATCAACTGAAAATAAATCCGACTCAGCTCAACAGGCAGATCCATCGGATCAATCAACGACACCGGAAGATGCGCTGAAAGAGTTTGGTGATAAAGCGGCGCTGGCGCAGTCGGTGGCTGAGCTTCAGGCGGCTTACAAGGATGTATGGCCCAAACTCGGCAACTCAAAAGAACATGAGGCCCGGGCGCAGGAAACCTACCGGACTCGCGGCAAAGAACTTCAACAACAAACTCAGGCGGCATAAATGGCAATTAATACAATCACCATATCCGGCAATGTTGGTAAAGACGCGGTGCTCCGCGTCACGCCAAATGGAAAGCATATTGCCTCTTTCTCCCTGCCAGCTAAGACCGGGTTTGGAGACAACGAAAAAACCTCCTGGCTGAACTGCAAAATGTTTGGCGCGATGGCCGAGAAGCTGTCCGCTGCAATTGTGAAAGGTGCGAAGGTTACTGTGTCAGGTGAGTTTCTCGTTGAGGAATGGACTCGTCAGGACGGTACACAGGCGCAGATGCCAACCATTCTGGTGCGCGATATCGATTTACCGCCGCGCGGCACTGCCAGTAATGATGCTCCTCGCCAGCAACCACGACAACAACATCGCCAGACTCAAACGATGAATGAGCCACCGATGAACTTCGACGATGACGCTCCGTTTTAACCATCGCCCCCCTTCCCTAACCACGTTACACACGCACTCTAAATAAATAACCGGAGTCAAAAATGCTCACACCTCAGCAGGTATTAGCCTGCCTACGGCGGGATAGCCGCAACCATATTACAGAGTCATGGAGATGGATGGGTGACCTTACGGACGTGGCATCCGGATCCGGTATTTACGAAATGTCTCTGAACGAAATAGACCCCTATTACGCAGGCTGGTCAACGCTACTGGAATACCAGTATCACATCATCCACCCGGTAACACTCAAGACCATCATGGATCAACTGGATAAGGAGCCATGGGGGAATAAGGCGCTTGGAGGCGTCGTTTACCGGCTTAAAGAAGGTTACTCATCATGATTGGTCAATCCTACAACCCTGATATATCCCCTAACGAATTAGTAGCCCGCCACAGAGTAAAGCCTATGCCAGACAAATCGGAGTTACTCAAACGCCACAGCTTTCCCGGCCCGGATGATAACCGCTACATCAGCCTGAGATTAAGGGAGCGCGGAAATGACAGATAACAATAAGCACCTGGTTCGTGTTGGACACGAATTTGCAGCGGCAATGAGTGACGACACGCCGATCATCACGATTGCGAAGATGGTCACAGAGCTTGCATCTGCGCTGGACGTGCAGACGGCGCGTAGTGATGCGCTGGCGGCTGAGAATGCGGCGCTGATTGGCTTTGACGCGGATGAGTTCAGCTATAACGGGCCCTATCAGCCTGATGATGCGGTTCTGGAAAAACTGAAAACCCCCGCAACGGACGCATGGGTGAACGAACAGCGGGCGAGGAGCGTTGATGGTGCCATAGAAAAACTCATCACGATGCTAAATCACCAGTCAACCGGCGTATCCGCATCTATCAATGTTCTTCGCACATTCGCAGCACAGCTTCGCGGGAGCCAGGTATGAGCAATTACCGAAAATATGAAGTGGATACCCGGGTGCTGATCGATGCCGCCCATCACCGCCTGGACGTCATTCGTGACGATGGTGTTTATCGACATCTGCGTATGCAGCAACCCGGGACCAGTAGCTATTACTACGACATTATCACATGGCCCGGTTATCTGACTGTTACTGGCGATATGGGCACATGGACGTTTAGCCGCGTGTTTGACATGTTCGACTTTTTTGGAGGCTGGACTGGAGAAATCAATACCCATTACTGGTCGGAAAAACTTGAAGCTGGCGCTGGTTGCTCTGCGCGTAACCTGCTGGCGAAAGAGTACGACCATGACGCGTTTTGCAGAAGCCTGAAGGAGTCACTGAGTGACTATCTGGAAGACGGAGAAGAGGACGAACAGGAGGACGAAGACTGGGACGACGATGATGACACGCCGGACAGCGACAAGGCGAAAGTGCGCGAAGTTGTCCGCGACCTGTGCCGATCCGACTTCAACAGCGATCACGAAGCCTGGAACGCTATTTATGATGCTGATTGGCCTGATGGATGGAGCGCCTGGGATATCTGCGAAGGACTGACCTTCAAAACGTACACCAGTCATTTTCGATGGATCCTGTTCGCCATCACTTGGGCAATCAGCAAATACCGTAACGAGAAGTTGGTTGATAAGGCGATTACTAAATTTCTCGCAGTGAAAGGAGCGTCAGCATGACCATGACAGCAGAACAACTGGCGCAACTGCGCGAAGTGGCGGAACGGGCAAACACCCCGGGAAGCCTGACATCTTATTCAAAAGCGACTGCGCTGATGGAATTTGATGCGCTAATTACACCAGATATTACGCTGGCGCTGCTTGATGAACTGGAGCGGAAAGATAAACGGATCACCGAACTGGAAGCGCGGACGGTGGCGCTCTCAAAACCTCAAATGGTTAAGCACGTTAGCGGTGAGCTTATCCACTGCTGGCCTGCATACACTGTTGACTCTGCTATTCGCGCCGCTGGCATCAATTTAACGGTGGAGGGGTGAGGGATATGTTATTCAAATTGCAAGATTTAATCGACTCGGCATTCAGTAATTACAGAGAAACACCTGACGGTTGGGTGCCTGCTCGACCAGTATCGGCTGGCTTAACTTCACGGATTAAAGCGGCATGGAAGGTTTTAACTGGTAAGGCCGACGCGGTTATTTGGCCGGAGGAGCAATAACCATGACAATCAACGAACGCGTATCAGATGAGCGCCTGTCTGTGATTCTCAGTGAATACACTAAGCCTGCGCATACACGATTTAACTGCATGGATACTGAAGTCGCAGCGATGGCCCGCGAGCTACAGCAGTACCGCGCCGCTGCTGGTTCTCGTGCGCTATTCACCTGTTCGGCTTGTGGGGCTGAGGGTCTGGATAAGCCACTCGAATCAAAGTGTCATTGCTGTATTGATGGGGCTCACTGGATTGAAAGTCGCCTCTACGCAGCCCCGCAAGTTACGAGCGCGCCGGTAGTACCTCAGCTCATTCACTCTCAGGGCGGCTCGACTGTCTATGCGGATTACTATGCAATAGGCTGGAACGCCTGCCGCGCCGCCATGCTTCAGGGTGCCGAACCTGTCCAGAGCTGGATTCCGTGCAGTGAGCGGATGCCGGAGCAATTTAAAGCCGTTCTGGTGTTCAATGAATATGGAGAGGTCTGGTCTGGCGCATACGACCGTCAATGGAACTTCTACTGCGATAATGAACTAGTGGAATGCGTCACCCACTGGATGCCGCTGCCAGCATCGCCGCAGCAGGAAGCTGAATGATGACGCCTGGAATGCGTCAGCATCGCGCAATGGTGATGGTTATTTTACTCAATCGACGTCGCAAGGCCGGGCGGTGAGTGATGCCTGAATCCGCAACGAATACAGCCCGCGCAATGCGGGTTTTTATTGCCTGGAGGAAATGACGTGAAACTGATTGATTTACTGGTGCGGGAATTGCCGAAGCACGGTGGGTGGCCAGATGGTGTTAAGGGAATCGAGCAGAACCCATGTGGTTGTCTTCTTAACTGCGTGTTACCGCGCCAGCCGTTTTTATTTGATGGCGAGATGTTTGATATGTGTGATGACTGGAAAACAACCGTCGTAACCCGCGAACAATACGAAGCCGCAATTGCCGCCGCTCAACAGCCGGTATGGAATGGCGAAGGGTTGCCGCCGGTTGGGTGCGAGTGTGAGTTTTACAATGGTGGGAGATACTATACCAGAGACTCATCGCCACAGGATGGGCAAAAGGTCAAGGTGGTACATCATGAAATCAGCGGTGCCGGTATACCATGTGCGGTATTTGTCTGGGTTGGAGATGATAAGTCCGTTAAGTCGGAAGCAGCTCAGGCTGGATTGTTCCGCCCTATCCAATCAGAAGCCGATAAGAAGCGAGATGAAGCTGGTTTAGCGCTTTACCATGCTATCAACTGGAATGCTGAGGGTGAGATTGCCACTCCTTCACGGATGGAAGATTACAAAAAGGCATACGACGCTATAGCCTCCGGAAAAATCCCCCACATCCAACTCAAATAGCCGCAGCCCAGCGGCTTTTTTAATGCCTGGAGGATAACCAATGGAAGAAGAAGTGTTTACCAGAGATGAAGCCGCTGCCTTCCTCAAATTGGATAAAGGCACAATTGCCCAGTGGATAAAGTCCGGTCGCCTTGCTGCCACTCGAAAAAATCCACAAAAGAAAAAAAGCCCATACCTCATCTGCAAGTCAGACTGTATTGCGGCAGTTAAGAACACGATCCACAATCAGCCGGTGAATGCGGTTGATGTGCAGGAGGATAAAGCATGTCAATCAAACTGCGTGCCGGTACGTGGCACTGCGACTTCGTTACGCCTGGTGGGTGCCGAATTAGACGCTCTCTTGGGACAGCGGACAAAAGGCAAGCACAGGAACTCCATGACCAGCTAAAAGCGGAGGCCTGGCGCGTCGACAAGATGGGGGAGTATAAGCCGCGCACGTTCGAGGAGGCGTGTGTACGGTGGCTTAATGAGAAGCAGCACAAGAAAAGCCTGGACGATGATAAAAGCCGGATAGGTTTCTGGCTCATGCATTTTAGAGGCATGGCGCTGTCGTCAATCACGGAGGATCGCATCCTGTCGGCAGTTAGCGGGATGGTGAACAGGAAGCACAGAATGAACTGGGAGGCGAAGCGAGATAGCTGCCTGCGAGCAGGAAAACCTGTTCCTGAGTTTAAGGACAAGCCGGCGGCGATAGCCACCAGGACGACACACCTTGCCTTTATACGGGCATTACTGCGCTGTGCGGCAAATGAGTGGCGCTGGATAGCAAAGGCACCAAACATCAAATGCCCGGTTCCGAAGAACAAGCGTATTCGCTGGTTAACCAGGGATGAGGCCAGCGCGCTGATTCGGGAGTTGCCGGATCACTTCCGGCCAGTGGTGGTGTTTGCCTTAGCTACCGGATTGCGGCGGTCGAATATCACCGATCTGGAATGGTCACAAATCGACATGCCGCGAAAAGTGGCCTGGATTCACCCTGAGGATGCAAAAGCAGGGCGGGCGATTGGGGTCGCCCTGAATGAATCGGCCTGCAAGGTATTAAGGGAACAGATGGGGAAACATAACCGCTGGGTCTTTGTTCATACGGAATCGTCAGTGAGGCCAGACGGAACCAGAACAAAAGACGTCAGGAAAATGAGGGTTGATGCTAACACGGCGTGGCGCGCTGCGTTAAGGCGGGCTGGCATCGAGAACTTTCGTTTTCACGATCTGCGGCACACCTGGGCGAGTTGGCTCGTTCAGTCCGGCGTTCCGCTTTCTGCGCTTCAGGAAATGGGAGGATGGGAGAGCATCGAAATGGTGCAGCGATATGCTCACCTTGCACCGAATCACCTGACCCAGCATGCCATGCAAATTGACTCATTTCTGGTGGGAAATGGCACAAATATGGCACAAAGTGGATTTGCTGATTTGGTGAATATCGCGTGAGGCCGCATGGATACTGGTGCCGATAATAGGAGTCGAACCTACGACCTTCGCATTACGAATGCGCTGCTCTACCAACTGAGCTATATCGGCCCTGAGGGGATGTGA